ACATCGGAACCATTTTTAATCAATTGGTTGACTTTTCCTACTTCCTTTTCAGAATTAATGTGTAAAACATACATTATATTATATACTTTTAAAAAATATACTTTTAAGAAAAGTATAGCAAAATTTATACTTTTTTAATATTTTTGCTATAACTTTTTTTAATATTTTTGCTATATTTTTTTAATATTTTTGCTATATTTTTGCTATATTTTTGCTATATTTTTTTAATATTTTTGCTATACTTTTCTTTACTACGTTATATACTTTGTTATAAAAAAGTATAAATTTTGCTTTTACTTCGTTATAACTTTTCTTTACTACGTTATATACTTTGTTATAAAAAAGTATAAATTTTGCTTTTACTTCGTTATAACTTTTTTTTAAAGTATATATATATATATTTTGCTATACTTTTTCTAAAAGTATAATATATATGTCGTTTTCAATACTAAAGATATTATTTATATTAATGGTTTTTTTAGGTGGGTTATACTTTTATATTCGTTACACAAATAATCCAAAAATGTTAGAAGGGTTAACAACGATGAATGGCGAAATGAGATGCCCAAATTTGCTTATTCAAAAAGGAATTAAATATTATTTATATAATTCAAATATTGCTCAAGTTCCTGGAGTTAATCCAATTGAATTTAATAATTTAGAGGAATATACTGAATTTTTAGAATGGCAACGCGGGGCTGGAATTCGTTGCCCAGTATTATATGTTCAAAATACTTATGACGCCCAGGGTAACCGTGTATACAAAGTGAGACCAAGCGTGAGTGAATTAGAAGGCGGATTACCTCCAACAACAACCGTCCCTTTGCCATTAAAATTTACTCCATTAGTTGACGCAACACAGTCAGACCAACCTTATAATAAAAACGGATACCCAGCATTTGACCAATCGAGTTATTATGTTGGTTCTTTAACGCCTTTAGACCAAATAAAAAATTCAGATTATAATATGTTGTATAGTGATAATGCTATGGATCCAAATTGGGGTGGCGCAGAATATACGCAAGCGTTAGCAGACTCGGGTTATTATAAGGGGAACGAAGTGGACATTAAGATAGCTTAAAGAAGATAGATAATATTATATAATATTATATTATATGGGAGCAGAAAAACAAAAACCAATAAAGAGTATTAAACCAGTGCCTATTAAATCAGCTATTAAATCAGCGCCTATTAAATCAGATTTAATTAAAAAAAAACCAGTACCTCTATCAAAAAAACAAAGAGTAATCGACTTAATTAAAGGAAACAAATTGTCAATATCTGCTTTATTAACACAATTAAAAAATGCAAATATTATGAGTAAAAATGTTACGGAGCAAGAACTTATTAACTGTACTATTTTAGCAAATTATTACGCAGCCGATCCATCTTCCCCTTCCGGAAAGGGAATTAAAGAATTGTTAAATATTAAGTCCACTTTAAGAGATATTCTTGAAAACTTAACACCTGACGAGCAGTGTAAACTACATATGGACGATTATTTTGATACTGGATTAAGAACACAAGTATTAAAAGCAGTTTCTGCGAAATTAGAATCGCTTCCAGACAATTCCAATTATAAACAGTTTATATACCAAAAATATAATTTAAAATTGACTGAGACCCAATTAGACGCGTGGGTGAAAAATAGATATGGTACATTTGAAGAGTTAAGTAGATTAATTAATCAAGAAATAAAGACATATGTTAATACCATGCTTCCAATAGTATTAAAAATAAATATTGGTTTACCATCTGGCGGAACTAACACAATAATTTTTAAGGTATGCGACGATAGAGAACTATTAGATCCATCACAATTTTCAGAATATTATAATTCATCTTTAGCGTTATATGGAATATATAATAAGCCAACTTCATATACGTTTAAAACTGGTAAATATGATTTTAATTTAGGTGAATGTTGGCTTTGCGGTACACCTATAGCTATTTTTATTGGTTTCGGAACTTTAGTTAAACACAAACCCAAATCTACCAATTATGATCTGATATGTACTGGATTAGGAGAATGCGAACATGTATTTCCTGTTATAGATGCTGCTAAATTAGGTGCTCTATCTGATAGACATGTAGCAGGGGCTATAGGAGAATATTATCCTAGTCATACTCATTGTAACCAAGTAAAAAATGATGCTCAATTATGGTATAAAAATCTACAGTCTAAATCAATTAATCCAGCAGAACCTAAAATTCACAAACTATTAATAGCAATAAAAGATAAAGCCTTAAATGGGAGTGAAAAAAATGAACATTTACACACGTTAATTGATCGCAAACATAATTCTGTAAACGCTGATTGGATAAATAACATTATGCTAATTTTGCAAAATACAATAAATTCAATGGCTGCGACGGTTCCAAATTTCAAGATTATTGCGAATACAATAGATAAAAGCATTGAAGCAGCTGAATGTTTATTAAATATGATTGAATATATAAGTTATGTAAAATTACTAAAAGAACAAGCAGGAGGAAGAGGAGGAGGGAGAGGAGGAGGTACAAGTATTGAAGATGATAAAGTTGAGATAAAAAAAGTATTAGAAGATCCAAATAATATGTTAATTAGTCAAATTAAATATGATACGATAATTGATAATTCAACTGAATTAAATGTTTTAAATAATATATTTAACAAATTAATATTATTGGATATTGGGCGTGATATTATAATTGAGTATATTAAAACTGATATTACACAACCTTCAATAAATATACAAGATATTATAGATATTTTTGTAAGAGAATATTATGGACCTATTACAGAATATGTTGTAAATATTGAAACAAATTCATACAAAATAATGGAAAAAATTATTGTAAACAAAGGCGCAACAGATGATGCCGAAATGAATGGTTTGTTAGTACAATTACAAAACGATAATCCTAACCTAATAAATATTAATATAGAGACAATTAGTGAGGCTATAACTAATATTAATCTTGACTTAGTTAATACGATATTAGCATCTATAATAGTAAAATTAAGCAGTTATTTAGTAATCATTAATAATTATATAGTTTATATAACCAATGCCAATGATATTCGAAATTACGACGAAACAAAATATGTTGAAATTATTGATAAACATTTTATATATAATGGAATAAGTTATGATGTTCAAGATGCGGCATTATGTAAAGTTTTAATAGATGGTAAAAATATAATACCATTGGTTCTTACAACTGAATTAGCGGAGTTAAGGAAAAAAGAAATAGATAATGTAATTAATGTTCTTGATAAATATAATCAGATAGCAGATATTTCGAGAAATACAGTATCCGATCCTACAATGATAACAGATGCAATTAAAGAACAAGAAACAGATATTAAAGAAAGTATTACTGAATTGGAACCGATAAATCCGCCATTAGCAAAAGAATTAGGAGAAGGATTAAGCTTTTTACTTGAAAATTTTAATATTGATTATGAAGGTCCGATTCAAAAATCGTCATCAGAAAGATTGGAAACGACTTTAGAATCAAATGTAGCAACAGGTGTTACATCAAAACAAAGAACATTAACGTTAGAACAAATACAAAATTACATAAAAAATAATAAACAAAAATTTTTAGAAGTTTGTAATGTTAATTTTCCTGTAGAATTAGATAATAATGGAAATATTTGTCAAAATATAAATGGTGAACAAATAAAAATTAATTCGGCTTTAATAATGAATATAATTAAAAAAGATTTATGTAGAGAATATTCTACTATAAATTATGATCCCAAAAGGAATAGATTAAATTGTAGCAATAGTAATAATATTGGAGGAACAACTAGAAAAAAATATAATAATTCGTTAACAAGAAAGAAAAAAATAAAAAATAATAAAAAGAATATAAATATAAGAAGAAGAACCAAGAATAGACTTATAAAACACAAAAAATTAACAAGAAGAAGGCATTAAAATAAATATATAATTTTACATAAAATAAAATATTTATTGTTTATCTAAGAATGTCATCGTTGCGTTCAACGATTCCTTAGCTGATTTTAAAATATTTAATGCGTTAATAGCGTCTAAATTTGATTTGATATCTCCTGCTGGTTTCATATTTAAAGATTGTTTGATCATTAGATATCCAATATAATCATCTAAATTAATAATCGCCGCCTCATAGTCTTTTCTATATTTAGCTATTAAAAGTTCATCTTGTAATTTAACCGATTGAGCCTTAATAGCAGCAGCATAAGAAGTAGCAGTGCCTGCTTCACCAGAGGAAGGAGTTGTAGTAGTATCAGAACTAACAGAACCATCGCTACCATTGGTCAACCCTTCAATAACAGATGTTTGTAAATGAAACATCTTAACAACCATATAAATAATAAAAAAACAAACAATTAATATTCCTACAATTTTGAAAAATTCGTCTTGCTTCATATATATATCCACTTTTAAAAAAAGTGGAGCAAAATATTATATATACTTTAAAAAAGTGGAGCAAAAAGTATTTATACTTTAAAAAAGTGGAGCAAAAAATATTTATACTTTAAAAAAGTGGAGCAAAAAGTATTTATACTTTAAAAAAGTGGAGCAAAAAGTATTTATACTTTAAAAAAGTGGAGCAAAAGATAAATTCCACTTTTTATAACGTAGTAAAGAAAAGTGGAGTAAATAATTGTCTTATATTTTTGCTTTTACTTCGTTATACCTTTTCTTTACTACGTTATAAAAAGTGGAATTTATATTTTGCTCCACTTTTCTTAAAAGTGGAATTTAAACCTTTAAAAATTTAACAATAGTAGCTATAGCTGTTTTGCTTATTTTTCTACTCTTACCATTAGAATCCGTCGTGCAAATATTATTTAAACATTGTTCGTCTTCTTTAATACATTGAATTAAGTTAGGTAAAGTCTTAAATTGGGCTAAAATAGCTAAAGCCGATGCCGAGCTTACCCCTGGGATATTACACAACATAATTTCCCCAATGTTATCTGGTGTTATATTTTCTTTCTTGACCTTTTTAATTACCGAGCAGTAATCTTTTTCTGTCGCTGTTGCTGTTACTTGTTTTTCCGTAGCATCTCCGTTATTATTTTGGTCGGGTGACTGTATTCCGTCTTGTAAATTGGTATCTCCTTCAAGACTTATTGGTTTGGTTGAAATATTTGTTAGTTTATTAGAATAGAATCCTAGTTTTCCAGCTTTACAGCCCCCGACAAGTTTATAAACCATATTACACGCGATCGTTGCCGTTTCTTCTAAATTATTGGAACGCATAATGGAGAATCCTTTGAAATAATTAATAGAGAACATAGCAGAATACAGAGTTTGTTTATCAATTCGATCCTTAAATGAATTAAAACGATTGATATCGCCTTCAATGAGATATATAATATTATGATTATGATGCTGTAGACCGTTTAATCTATATGATTGCTCTTCATAGCGACCATCCTTAATACTTGCTGCTAAATCAGAAAAAGTTTTGCGCTCAATAATAATACAATCGTTTATTCCATCGTTGATAATAATATCTCCTAAAGGAAGTGTTTCGGAGATTAATTTAATATCGGCGAACTTTGGAACAGCGGCAATAGTTGCTTCACATCTCTTAAATAATTCTTGCTCTCTTGTATCGATTTTAATAATCATTATAATAATTTAGTAGTGTTGTTATTAAATTATTTTTCTTAAATATATATTTCCACTTTTAAAAAAGTGGAGCAAAAGTATTTAAATCCACTTTTAAAAAGGTATATATTTTGCTTTTACTTCGTTATAACTTTTCTCAAAGGCGTAACTTAATATCGTCTAATAGCACGAAGAGCGGATTGGGACGGGTTGGAATAGTTACCAATACAGACTAATCCGTATTGAGTATTTGTTGCTCCAATTAAATTAGGATTTGAACTTACGAAGGCACCGACTGTTGGCGCTAAACCAGCTTTCTTATTGCCTCCGCACGTAGGGCGATTTGTAATTGATGCGGCATTTCTAGACATACGTGACCCAGACATGTAGACCATAGTTATACACTAACAAAATATAAAAAATATTTCTTAATTTGTTTAATAAGAATATTTATATAAAATTTAGTTTATTAATTATTAAAATTTCCTAAAGACGATATATTATAAATCCTTGTCATTTCTTTAAGTAAAAAATTATTTATAAAATATTATGGATTATAGTTTTTTATTTGAATCTTCTATAGCACTGCTTCCTCCTTTAGTATTATCATTTTCATCAAAGAATAAAATGTCAAATACTAATGTATCGTCTAAATTAACTATTGTTGTATGATATTCTCCGCTTTTTACTTTCCATTGTTGGTTTGGATAGATCATTTTTGCTAAAGATAACCCAAACGTTGGATTCCACCAATGACACGCTCCATAAATTTGATATGCTCTTAAAGATGTTTTCTTATGATGGTCAATAAACGGTTTTATAATTTTATCTTTATAATTTTCATATTCTACATATTGCGGACACTCATCTAAATCAACATCATCTTCAAATATCGGACATTCTTTAATAAATCCCGTTTTTAAAAATTTATCTGTCAATTTTTCTTCATAATCATCAATATAATTGACCCATGAATCATTAGTAGAATATTCAGCAGGGCATTTATTAATATTATATTCAGTTTCAATATCAAATTCTTTAAGAAAACTATTAATTCCTTTCTTTATACTTTTTTTTATTGAAGGATGTGATAATAATGGTAAAATAACATCATCCCAGTTTTCTTTAAAATCATAATTCATTCTCAGATAATTGTTGTAATTATAAATCCTATATTTACATATCAATTTTTTTATTAATTTTAAAATATATTTAAAAAAAGGTTACACTTTATCTATTATCCAAAATCATCTGTCTTCTTAAATGTCTAATATTTCTTTCGTTAAGATGTTCTGCCTGACCAATAAACACAGAACAAGACAAATCAACAATAATTACATTTTCAACTCCTAAATTGACTACAAATTCTAATATCCGGCCTAAAGTTATCTGATCTATATCTAACCCGCATTCTGCTAACATTTCAAATAAATCCGGCTCTCCTTTTAAATTATACAAGGTAATTCGGTTAAAATATTTTTCTTCAATATTATCTGGATTTATTATTTCTCCTTCTTCAAATTTTATATATAATTTATCAGGAATTATGTCGCCAGAAGCATATGATGTGATTCTAAATGAATGATCATAATAATTTGCGAATTGTTGAAAATCTATATTTGTCCTGTTTTTTGAATATAAACGTTGATGTTCCTTTATTATAGTGGAGGCCTGAGTTTGATTTGCTTTTTTTAATATTTCTTTTATATCTGTGGACAACAGATCTATTTTATGTTTTGTTAGTTCATTCCAATTTTTCACTCGTTTACTTTTTTTATATACCTTTGCTGCCATTTTTTCATAAGCCTTTAATGTAGATATATTTGGAATACCAGGTGCTACCCCATTTATAATTGTTACGTTCATATTGTTAGGAACTATGTCTTTTCTTAAAGAGCCATTTTTTTTTAAATGTAGCTCACCATGTAAATATATTCCAATAACAATAGTCTTAGGGATACTTAACATTGTGTATTTGTATTATAGTATTTGTATTTATAGTATTTATAAACGACTTAAATACAATTCAATTATTTATATATACTATGACCGAATTAGCTAAAGATATTGCGCGTGATGAAGATATTATTAAGACAGACGAGGGATTAATATTTAACCCTTATAACCATTTGAATACTGAGATTAAATTGAGCGATGTTCAATTTATTCTTACTAAATATAGTTTACCTGCGGATCGTATTCATAATATGGAACTATATAGACGGGCATTTGTTCATAGATCTTATACAAAGAGACCAGAGTATGAAAATATACAACAAAAGATTACCATTGTTGAAAAACCACCAGATTGTTTGCCTTTAAGCACAAAGTCTAATGAACGATTAGAATTTTTAGGCGATGGTATTTTAGAATGTGTTACAAAATACTTGCTATATAGACGCTTTCCTAAAAGCAACGAAGGGTTTATGACGGAAAAAAAGATTGCTATTGTTAAAAATGAAGCTATTGGTAAGATAGCTTTGGAAATGGGATTACATAAGTGGCTAATTTTATCACGTAATGCCGAAGAAAAAAAGACAAGAACTAATCTAAAAAAATTGGGATGTTTGTTTGAATCTTTTATTGGAGCTTTGTTCTTGGATTTTAACAAAATTTCAGTTAAAGATGAAGATAAATGGTTTGAAAATATATTTATTTGTGGGCCTGGGTTTCAAATGGCGCAAAAATTTATTGAATCTGTGTTTGAAACACATATAGATTGGGTTGCTCTTATTCAGAACGATGATAATTATAAAAATATTCTTCAGGTTAAAATACAAAAAGAATTTAAGGTAACTCCTCATTATTTAACAATTGAGCACGATATAGACGAAGGATATAAAATGGGCGTATATTTGTGTCTAGGGCAACCAATTCATAGCGTTAATATTAAAAATGCTATCCATATAAACCAATTTAAACAGTTATTACAAAATAGTTTCAAAGCAGTTCAAGATTATATTTTCCATCACGATGGGAAAATATTTTTATTTCTTGGAGAAGGACAACATAAAATTAAACGCAAGGCTGAACAAATCGCTTGTAACGAAGCGCTACAATTTTTATTATAACTGTTTTTGAATTAAATATAACCACGAATCTAAATCTATATACGAATTTAGATATTTTTCTTTGATTTTATCTGCTAATATTTTTAAAGCAATATAATATTTGATTTTTTTATATTCGTTAATTTGAATTAAAATATGATTAAGATTTAATCCAGGAGTCCAATTGTTTTTACATATATATGAATGACAACATAAACATTCAGTTCCTTTAATATATTTTAAAACTGTCACAAATCTATCAGAATGAAGATTACAGAAATCTATATACACGGTTTCATTTATTTTAATTTTAGGAGGCGAAAACGGATACTCTAGTGTCACCATAAAACAATATTTATTTATATAGAGTCCTTCTTGTCTAGATAATTCAATAATGATATTTTTGTTCTCAATATCATTTTTAATATTTATAGTTCCGCCTTTATTAAGTAACGATTCACAATCCTTTTTGAGTCGACCAGATAATAATTTGGGTATTAAATAATTTGACAATTGTTCATTAATTTCATTAATAGAAATCATTGTTGATTGGTTATGTTTTGTAAATATAGTATTATTATTATTACAAATATATAATTCAATTTTATTATTATATCTTTTGAATACTTAATTTCAATACATAGAATAATAAAAATTTATATATTAAAAATATATATATTGAAATATATAAGTAATGAATCCTTTAGAATCATTAAAAGAAAGATTAAAACGCAAACCAGAGGTTCATCCTAATCCAGGCGTAAAGGTAATTTTGGCACTTCCAGCAGAAGAAAAAGCTGTAATTGTTGAGGCGAAAACAAAACCATTAATTACTGCTGAAAAAGATGAAGGTAAAAGAGCTAAGGATATTTTAGAAAAAATTAAACAAAAAAAACTATCCGCTGTCATTAAAAAATTTCCAGAAGAAGCTAAAGATAACGAATCACTTGTTTCAAAAGCACCAATTGTTATAGAAGAAAAAAAGAATAAGCCTAAAAAGTTATTAAAAGAAGTAGTGATTTTACAAGAAGAAGAAGAAAAAGGAAATGCCGATGACGAACTTCCAGAAGGTGGGCCTCGGCTAGAACAACCTATTGTTGGCGAAAATGTCCCTATTGTTGGCGAAAATGTCCCTATTGTTGGCGAAAATGTCCCTATTGTTGGCGAAGAACAGCCTATTTTTGAAGAAGATGTTGAAGAAGAATTTATTGCAAAACCTAAAAAGAGATCATCCAAAAAGGTTACTAGAGGTATTATTCCTTTAGGACCAGAATTAATGGTTCAAATTGGAGATACGCCATTAGCAAAGCGTTTGCCACCATTACCAGTATTTGATGTTAAAGTTTCTAGTTATTACATGAATAATAGAGAAATATTTGTTAATTTTATTAATGGTTTATTTGAAACATACAAAGAAGACTTACTTGACGAAAGCAAAGGAATTAGTTGCGAAGACATAGGAAATGATACTGGAGAAGTTTCTTTATTAACACATCAAAAGATAGTAAGAGATTATATCAATTTATACACACCATACAGAGGACTACTTTTATATCACGGTTTAGGTTCCGGAAAGACTTGTAGTTCTATTGCTATTGCGGAAGGAATAAAAAGCGCAAGAAAGGTAATAATAATGACACCTGCTTCTTTGAGACGCAACTATATTGAAGAAATAAAAAAGTGCGGTGATTTAATATATCGTAAAAATCAATATTGGGAATGGATTTCTGTTGATGACAATCCCGAGTTAGTTGACCCATTATCTGCTTCATTGGGATTACCTAGAGAATATATTCGAAGAAAACAAGGAGCTTGGTTAATCAATATTAAAAAACCAAATAATTATTCTGAATTATCAACCTCTGATAAAGCAGTATTAAATGACCAATTGGATGAAATGATTACAAATAAATATACATTTATAAATTATAATGGATTGAGAAGAGATAAATTCAAGCAACTAACAAATAATTTCGAAACCAATATATTTGATAATGCTATCGTTATTATTGATGAAGCACACAATTTAATTAGTAGAATTGTAAATAAAATAAATAAAATATCTAAATTTAATGAAAAGAAACGAGGACCCGAAGGTATTTTACCACAATCTCTTTCCTTGTTATTATATGAGTTTCTTTTAAGAGCAGACAATTGTCGTGTAGTTTTATTAACAGGAACGCCTATTGTTAACTACCCAAACGAAATTGGTATTTTATTTAATATGCTAAGAGGCTACATTAAAACATGGAATTTTACATTATCAGTTGAAACTTCTAAAAAAATGTCCAAAGAAACTCTTCAAGAAATATTTGCCAAAGAAAAAATATTGGATTATATTGATTATGTCCCTAGTTCAAAAACTTTAACAATTACTAGAAACCCATATGGGTTTGAAAATAAAATAACGGCTTCATCTGGTTATAAAGGCGTTACAAACGAAAAGAAAGAAAAAAGAAATGAACAAGGTATAATTGAAAAGGACCCAAATGGTGATATTGTTTATGAAGAGCGTGGAAGCATATCTGATGTTGATTTTATAAAAAGAATTGTTAAAATTTTAAAGAAAAGTGATATAACAGCTCAAGCAAAAGGAACTTCATTTACTGTTACTACTGCGTTACCAGATACATTAGATGAGTTTATAACTATGTTTATTAATAAAGATACGGGTATTATTACTAATATAGATAAATTTAAACGGCGAATAATGGGACTAACATCGTATTTCCGTTCTGCGCAAGAGGAATTATTGCCTGCGTATGATCGTAATTTTGATAAACACATTGTTAACATACCAATGAGCAATTACCAGTTCAAAATTTATGAAGACTATCGTCACGAAGAAAGAAAATCAGAAAAGCCTGGTAAAAAATCATCTGGCGCTATTGATAAAGATGGTATATTTAAAGAACCTTCGTCAACGTATCGAATTTTTTCACGTTTAGCGTGTAATTTTGTTATGCCTAGCCCTCCTGGACGCCCTAATCCAGCTATGTATAGGATAGTTGCAGAAGTAATAAAGCATGCAAAAACGTGGGCGTGGATGAAAAAAAAGTATTTAGATAATAAACAAGAATATAATGAAGATATACAAAACAAAACCAAAGCATTTATTTCAAAAATTGCGGAAGAAAATTTGGATATATATGCTCATAGAATTAAACGTATAATGGATGAGTATTTAAGAGAGTATTTAACAAAAGATTATAGGGAACCTATTGAGGTTTTTGCAGAAGAAATGGGTCATGGCTATTTATTTGAATTTAATGAGTCGGGTGCTAAAGACGATAACGACGATAAAGACAATAAAGACGATAAAAAATACGATAAAAACGATAATAAAGAATTTTTGGCTATAGAAAATGATAAAATGACTGTAAAAAAGGCTGTAGAAAAAGCGGATAAAACGACTGTAAAAAAAGCTGTAGAAAATGATAAAACGACTGTAAAAAAAGCGGATGAAAAGGCTAGAAAGGCTGACGAAAAAGCGGAAGCGAATGCTAAAAAAGCTGACGAAAAAGCGGATGAAAAAGCTAGAAAGGCTGACGAAAAAGCCGAAGAAAAGGCTAGAAAGGCTGAAGCAAAAGCGGAAGAGAAACAAGAAAAAGAAAGAATAAAAGCCGAAGAACGAGAGAAAAAAAGAGCAGAAAAAATTAAAAAAGGGGGATCTATTGACGATTCTGATTCTGATTCTGATTCCGATTCCGATTCCGATTCTGATTCTGATGAATTTGAAGGCGGGGCTGCTGCAAGGGAACCAATAATAGAAGAACCAGATTCTAACGAAAATCTTAACGAAAATCCTGCTGAAAAGTTTGTAGACGCCGATGATGAATCTGTGATGTCGATACATTTGGAAGGATATAAAGACGAAGATGCTGTTTTAAGAGAAGCCGATGAGTTAGAAGGCGACGAAATATTAGAAAAAATGGGTTCTGTTGAATATAAAGAAGCAATCAAATCTTCATTGCGTTATTTACAAATACATTCAAAACAGCTTTTAAGCCCCGAAGGTCTCGAAACGTATAGTCCAAAATTCTTGGCTATGCTTGAAAATATAACAGATCCAGAACATATAGGTTTAAATTTGGTTTATAGTCAATTTAGATCTATGGAAGGTATCGGAATATTTGCGTTGACATTAGAAGCGAACGGTTTTGCTAAATTCAAAATTAAAAAATCAGGTATAAATGGTTGGGATCTTAATATGAGTGAAGAAGATATGGGTAAACCTTGTTATGCTTTATATACAGGAACTGAAGAAGCGGAAGAAAGAGAAATAATTCGTAATATTTATAATGGAGCGTGGAACTATATTCCAAATAATATTGCTACACAATTGAAAGCAAAAAGCAGTAATAATAATTTAGGGGAAATAATAAAAGTTCTTATGATTACGTCTGCTGGTTCAGAAGGTATTAACTTAAAAAATACAAGATATGTACACATTATGGAACCATATTGGCATCCAGTGCGTCAAGAACAAGTAATTGGGCGTGCTAGACGCATTTGTTCTCATAAAGATTTGCCTAAAGAATTACAAACTGTGGAAGTTTTCGTTTATATTATGACATTTACCAAAGAACAATTAGATAGCGAATTTGCTTTAGAATTAAAATTAAAGGATACCTCTAAAAATCCTCCTTACACGCCTCAAACATCGGATCAAAAGTTATTAGAAATATCAACTATTAAAGAACAGTTGACATCACAATTATTAATTGGCGTGAAAGAAGCTTCTATTGATTGTGCGGTTCATACTAAATCTAACACCAAAGAAGGATTGGTTTGTTTATCCTTTGGTCAGCCAACTGTTAATGATTTTTCATATAATCCAAATATTTCTCAAGACGAAAATGATACAGTAGCTGATATAAATAGAATTGTTATTGATTGGGAAGCTAGACCTTTTACAATAAAAACGACTGGAAAACGATATATGTTGCGAATGGATACTAAACAAGTATATGATTATGATAGCGTTATTCAAGCTAAGCAAACTTCAGGTATCAGACCAATTTTATTGGGAAAACTATTAAAAAATAGTAAAGGAGAATATGAAATTGTTAAAGAGAGGATCTAAATATTTGATTCATCATTGGTATTCGCAATAGTATTATCAATAGTATTCGCATTAGTAATAGTATTCGCATTATCAATAGTATTCGTAATAGTATTAGTATTTGTTTTATTTAATACTAATTCGTTTATAGAATTTGTTAGTTTAAAAATCATCTCGTATAGATTATCTATTTTTGTATTCATTTCATTAAGTTGTTTTATGACCTCATTTTTAGGAATAATTGAAACAATTGGTTGTTGAAATATTGCTCCTCTATTTATTTGATCTTGTTTTATTTGATCTTGTTTTATTTGATCTTGTTTTATTTCTGGTAATGGTTGTGATTTCTGTTCAGCATATCCCTTTTTTTCTAATACTGGTTTTTCTTCTTCTTCTAATATTATTTCTTTTATAACTGGTTCTTCTAAATCAGTTTCTTTTAAAATGGGTTGTCTTTTAAGTTTTTGAAAGATATTTATTAGAGAAGGATCATTGATATCATTATTGCTAATAGCATGATTGCTGCTAAAATCAAGAAACGATACTTTTTTTTTTAATTCTTTATTATTATTATTATTATTATTATTATTATTATTATTATTATTTGTTAGTTTATTTTGTAAAGAATTGATTTTTTCGGTTTTTACTGACGTTTCTTTTGGTTTTAGCCATGTTTCCGGATCAATATTTGAACTATTATAATTTCCATTATGTAATTGTTCAATATCTAAATTTCGCTGAACCATTTTTTCAGAAATTAATGAATCCATTTCAGTAATTTTTCCATCTAAATCTCCATAAGAAAAATCTAATTCTTTTGGTTTTTGAGGCGTCATATAATTTTCTAATTCCATACGTTTTCTTTCAACCCCCTTTTCAAATTCAGTTTGACGTGACGATTGAATATCTTCTATTTTATATGGTTCAGATGATTCTTCGTTTGTAATATTTATCTTTTTTATATTTTGTTCTTGATTTTGTTTATTTAAATTAGGAAAAAGCCGATTAACAGCAAAAACAACTTGCGACAAAAATTGTTTGTTAAGCTCCATAATATGAGTTTTAGGGTTACATCTAGCTGTAAATAGTTTTATATTGCTTTCAAAAACAGTTTTTATGTTAGTTACTAACGTTTTATTATTTGTATTAATACAAAGTTCATCTAACAAAACATCCCAAAGTAAATTAATATTTGGTTTGTTATTGAATTGAGATAAGTTGCTCATTAATATACATAATAATCTAATTTTTATGTATATTTTTTACTTAATAATTTATTTTTAAATATCCCCATCACTATTATAAAAAACGTGTCTAAACTGTTGCATATATTCGTCTTTTAATACGTGATTTTTCATGTAGTGTCCTGTTATTTTATCTTCAAGCATATGGACAACAAAAAAAATCGAATAAATCCCACATTCTGTATTTCCATATTGGTGTTCTATAGGATGATTCTCATCAAAACTGAAATTAATTGGAGTTTTTAATTTATGTCCTTGTTCAGTAACCGTATTTACAAACTTTTTAATTTGAACAGGTATGGTTTCTCCCGCACTATCGAAATAAAATATTGTGTGCTTTTTTACATTAACAAATAAAGAAACCCAATGGCTTCCGCCTTTATAATGGGGATCCAGATTGAATATTACTCCAAATTTAGTATGTCCCTTTTTAATTTGTTCTTCTAAATTAAAATGACATAGTTCATCCCAAACACATTCACCGTATAATTTATGTGTATCGTAATCAATTGGTGATGGTCCCAAGAAATCAAAACATTTATATTTCTTTTCGTATTGATTCATTACCTTTAAAATATCAATACTAGATAACCATTCATTGGGATTTTTATTCCATTCTTTTGGCGATTCGGGAGCAAACGCATCTAACAATTCCTTTTCCATTTTTGTATTTTTTGTCATTTGTCGAACCCAACACGATTCTTTGCTACAAGTAGAAGCATAATAGTCTTTTAATTGTTTCCAAATTTGTTTAGAATCAGTTGTTTTGATGGGTTGATCTGGATGTCTAGCATTCCACATATCCTTTAGTTTAGTTAAATCGCTATCTGAATAACAAGTATATTCATTGTGTTTATTTTCTGGACTACAATTAAGCTTTTTAAATTGTTTTTGTGTTTTATGTTTTTTTGATTTAGATTTATTTGACATAGATTTATTTGGCGATCGGCTTTTATTATGAGTTCCTCGTTTATTACCCCCTTTGATAATGCCTTTTTTTTTGAATCTTACTTTTCTTGATTTACTGTTCATATAATGTGTCTATATTTTCTTTTTTTGATCCCTAAAAGGTTGTTCTTCAAATGTTATGTATTTTTTCCTTGGAATTATTTGATTTTTTTTATAATTTTCTTTTACATTTTGAAACCAATCTAGTGGCAGTTTTTGTATATCATCTACACCAACCGACGTATTTTTTTTATACAATTTATGTTTTACTACGGGGAGACCCCTTATGTCCCCATTTAATTCTTCTACTACGGGTTTAATGCCCCCTTTTAATTCTTCTTTTACGGGTTTAATGCCCCCTTTTAATTCTTCTGAATCCCCATCTTCTGAATCCCCATCTTCTGAATCTTCTTCTTTTACGGGGAATCCCCGTACGCCCCTGTCTTCTTCTTTTGAATCCCCATCTTCTGATTCCTCTTCTGAATCTTCTTCTTTATAATTGCCTCTTTCAATTGAATTCCCTTCTTTTTCATAATCAATATCATCGTGAATTATATTGTCAGACGGATAATCATCTGTTCTTGCTTTTTCAAATAGGTCATTATTGTCAACTGCTTTAAAATAATATATACACTTATCCATAAACAAATCAAATCCTATTTGAACTTCTTGTAATAATGTATCAGGAGGTTCATTAACTAACAAATCGTTAAATAATTTGGTAATTCTTTGTCCATATAATTCTTTATCTGTTTTTCTACTAGTGTCCGCGTTTTCTTTTACTTTTTTGTTAAGTTTTTGTAATTGATGTTTGCTAATTAAAAAATTCAAAGTAAGTTGATTGACAAAATCTTCTGACATTATTATATTGTTTTAAGTAAATAAATTAATTTACTTAAAAATAACGAATTGATAAATGAATGAATAAAATGAATGAATAAAATGAATAACTAAATAGCTGTTGTCTTTGTTAAATCCTTTAATTGTTGTCTTGTAGCATTGTTAAATAAAGCAAACCCAATTTTCTCTGGATTATTATTAGGATTATTAGGGCAAAATTGTTCAGTTTTGAATAGATCCGGAAATGGTTGACTCGGTTTGTTATTATTATTATTCCATTTTACTTGATATAAACTGCTATTGCTTGACGGAACGTAGGTTGCTTGGCTACACGATTGTAACGCAAAAATCTGACTTCTTAATTCCGATTCGTGATTTATATTAGAAGCGTATCCAGACCATGGACCCGAATCGTTGCCTGGGTTATATACCGTTTCTGGTGTAAAGGTAGGTTGTTGAATTAGAGGCGTGGATACAGGTTGTCTTATATCAACGATAGGTAATATAGCATATTTTGTTTGGACCGGACGAGCATCTAAATAGGGCTGTAATGGTTGTGATGGAATATTTCGTTGATAAGACCTTAAATATACGGTTTGTTGTCTTTGAGAAGTTGGTTGATCTATAAAACTATTAATATTCATTGATATATATAAATATTAAATAAATTAAAATTATTCTAAACTGCGCAAATAATAGATTACAAAATATATTATAATATATTTGTTATAATCTTTCGAAAGAGTATTTTACAAATGGTTATACTCTTTCGAGTATTTTACAAAAGTTTATTTGATTCTCTTTTATTAAAAACCGACAAAGACTAACCTTAAATTTTATATCTGGATTTGTATTAAGATGTACTATATCGTGTTCTTTCATTTCAATCAATCTTTTTGAAAAATTCCATTCATTTTGAAATAATATTTGTGAATATCTATTAGGATCATTCTCATACCATGTAGATACTCTCCAATATTCTCCTGCTATATTACAATCTTGTAATATAAAATGGCAAAGAATGTCTTTTTCATCTTTAAATAATTGCGTATAATTATTATTAATTATGTTAGAATAACGCCACCATTGAGTTGTATAATCATTAGGGTTCAATTGGAACCAGGGTTTCACAGGTATATCACTTATATCAGTTATATCCATTGTATTAATTATCGTGTTAGTTTTAACTTTTAATAAAAGTATATTATAATGACATTTGACAATATACACAGATTTCATAATAACGCATATGATATACTAGTTTATATAACGTGGTTTCTATACGTAGTTATTGCGTTAGGATTATCGGCTAATGCGCCCCAATATTTAGACGATATGCAATATTACGTTAAAATGTATGTTAGTTTATTTTTAATATATCGGTTTAATCCATTCAGAAGAGTAACGTTTACTGGATTAGATGCGAAAATAGCGTTTAGTGCTGGTTTATTTTTGTTAGCAACGACTGCTATTAATACTGTTTTACAAAAATACATAACAGAATTAAAACAATATTTAGCCTTTTTAAAAGTTAACTAACTAACAAAATTATCAATTAATTAATTAAAATAAAAAACTAATATTTGCCATATTTAAGCGTTTTATTGTGAATAGTTTTATTATTTCTTGTTTTATTTTTCTTTTTATAAGTATCTGTTCCGGTCGGTTTCATTTTAAAAAATATTTGAAGATGTTGTAATATTTTTTTGGATAAAATTTTGTCTACTTGCTGTGTCTCCGCCGTTTTGCTTACATATATGTAGTTGAACTTTTTCAGAAACGTTAACATAAATGTATTACATGATGTAGGGTCCTCTTGTCCTAAGATGTCACTTTTTATAAGTCGACTTATCATATCATCAAAATCCAAATCGTGTACATAGGGCTTCAAATTTATATAATATATTTTGTCGTTACTCATATCTGGATAATATACATCATCTAAAAAACATATTTGTGTATCTTCTGGAATCTTTGTACATTTTATTAAATCCTTATGTGTTTTCATATGAGTTGTTCTACATACTTCTACTTTTTTTCCTTGAATCTTAAATGCGCCTATTATTTGATCGAAAATCTTATAATTTATTTTATTTTCAAAATACTTTATTATATATTTAGCCCATTCTATCGGACCCTGATTATTTGTATATATCATTAATTTTCCACAATGATTTTTCTCTTTTTTATCTTTTAAATAATTTAGTATCCCTGTTATATTTGGGCGTAAAAATTCTGGATATAAATCTAAAATATCATTAAATAGGCTTTGGTCCATTGTTATTTTTAATTGTTTGTATTTTATATAACTTTTTAATGCATCCCAAAACATCCCGAGTTCCATAAAATAACCCAATGTTTCGTCTAAATCAAATACCACTATTTTAGAACTACAGCTCATATATTATACTTTTAAGAAAAGTATAGCAAAAATTTATACTTTTTATACTTTTAAGAAAAGTATAGCAAATATACTTTTAAAAAAAGTATAGCAAAAGTATAGTAAAATATATACTTTTTTTATAACAAAGTATCTAACGTAGTATAAGAAAAGTATATAACAAAGCATCTAAACTAAAATAAATTATCTATGTTTATTATAGTAATGGTCGGCGAACTAACAAATGAAGATTATGTTAGTATTTTAAAATATTATAAATTGTCTATACCAAAATCAAATAGATTGTTACAAAAACAAGCAGAAAAAATTATGGCACAAAAACTTTGTAAATGTATTAAGAAGCTTGATCCTCAAAATGAAGCTAAATCTATTGGAATTTGTACTAAAACCATATTTAATAATAAAGGATATACTCGTGAAAAATTTCAATGTGTAAAAAAACAATCTGTTAAATTCAGGAAAACTAACAAAAATAGAACTAGACGAAATAAATAATATTTATTTAATATATAAATGGCTAAACGTAGACATTCTGTTAGACGTCATAAAAGGGCTAAAACTAGAACTAGAACTAGTTCTAAGAGAGGAGGCGACTTTACTCCTGATGAAGGACCAATAAAACCGTATGTGCCTTTTTATAATACCAAAACTGGTAAACCAACTAATACCAACGTCGAATTTTTAGATCCGACTAAAATTTCTGATATTAAAAAAAATACTGACCAAGTTTTTCCTGGTATTTTTGAGAAACCAGATATTGCTGCTGAAGAAGTATTTAATCAAGAACCTGGATTTTATTCAAAAGATTCTGTGGATAAACGTAAGAGAACTGCTGCTGCAGAAGAGTACGATAAGTTAATGAATCAATACGAAACGGATGTTCCTAAACCCAAGTCTGAAAAACCTTGTACTGATCCTTCTGGTACGGGCTGTAATATTATGGGAGGTCTAAGACGAAAGACTTTTAAGAGAAAGACTTTTAAGAGAAAAGCGTCTAGAAGAAAGAGTCGCCGATACTAAATAATTGTTTACTTATTCATAATTGTAAAAAATTATTTTCCTTATATTTTTAATAATATTTTAATAATATTTTAATAATATTTTAATAATATTTTAATAACCAATTTGCACGATTGCTAAATTGTCCATAATCGATATCAAAAACAGCCTTATAAAATTTATCTGTATCGTTATTTTTCATATACCAACCATACATACGTCTAACTGATCCAGCACCTCCTCCTGCCCCACCTGCTAAAACGGACCCTAATGTTCTAGAACCACATGTTCCTGATTGGTTTCTTAATGTACGAAGAACTACTTGTGCACCCATTATATTCTAACGCAATATTATAATTTTTTAAAGGGGATTAAACGTCGCGCGCCAATTTAATCTTTTTTTAAATTTTTTTTCTATAAATTTGTTTTAAGAAGAAGGGTTAAGTGGAAAAGTTAATACTAATTGAACTCCGCCACTGCACCCATTGCCGCCACTGCCACCATTGCCACCATTGTAAGTTGACGTCCCACCATCGTCAGTTGACGTCCCACCATCGTCAGTTGACGCCCCATCATCGTCAGTTGACGCCCCATCATTCGTTCCCCCAGCCCACCCGCCACCACCACCACCACCACCACCACCACAATATAATGATTGTGCCCCGTCAGATCCGGGCACAGTCTCGCTGCTACCGCCATCTCCTCCATTACCACCATATTTTGAAGTTCCGCCGTAACCACGATGACCTGAATTTGCCCATTCTGCACCACCCCCGCCTCCCCCGCCGTAATCGTCATTTGTGTTGCTAGAATCTCCTCCGTCTCCGCCACTTTGAGAATTAGAACCTCCACTTGATCCTCCTCCTGATCCACCTGATCCCGCCACCGTGCCAACAACAACAACAACACCATTTTCAGATGAAGATGGGATTAGATTCATTCCAGTTCCTGATGATCCACCTTCGCCCATGTTGTATCCACCTTGACCCCCAGTACCAGAAGTTTCACCGTAGCTTGCCCCGTTTCCGCCCTGACTATAATTGCCCTCTGTCCCCCCATGGTATCCACCGATTGCCCCGCCCCCGCCAGCCGATGAATAAAGATAAATGCCATTAGTTATCGATGAAGCACCTCCGACAGAGCCTTGATGCCCAGCGGAGTTTGGTCCGGCCGGGGCATAAGCAGCCCCCGCCCCACCAGCTCCTCCGGCACCAACAATAATATTATAGTTTGAAGTCGTGGTAGAATAAATGCCATCCCATGCTTGCATGGCTCCGCTACCCCCGCCCCCTCCGCCGGCACCGGCATACGTGTCCAATGACCCACCAGAACCACCACCACCACCGCCGCCGCCACCAGTTATAGATGCGCTAAAGTCAGTAGGCAGTTGTGTTAATGTGAGAATATATGTATTTGGAGTGTAAACATTTACGGTGTATGTGCCTATGCCTGTGTCTGTGTCTTCGTTGATTTCGACTGAATAACCACTATAACCATTATAACTATCATCTTTTGAAGTAAAATATTTATTAGCAATTTTTAAAGTAAAATATGTAGAAGGATTAGTATCGAATGTACGCGTCGTATGTTGTTGTTCTTCGGTCGCGCCATTAGAACTAGAACTAGTAGACATTCTGTAAGAACTTGTAATACAATCGGGTGATGAATTACCAGAACATAGATATGCTGTTATCCTTTTTTGTAGTCTGTTGGCGCAATATTTTGATGTTTTCGTCATTATAATATACGTAAATATTATTTTTACGGGGATAATCCCCGTACGCCCCTTTTTTACGGGGATAATCCCTTTTTTTTAATCTTCTTCTTTAATCTTCTTCTAAATCCTCATTTTCTAACCCATCTTCTTTTGTTTTTTCTAAATGGTCTAACACATTAATAATTATTTTTTCTTGTGTTGTTAGTTTTTGAAATATTAAACATTCATCCATTTTAAATGTATAGTGACGATGCATAAAGTTTTTACTTGTTATTAATACACCATCGTCTGTTATTTTAATTTCACAAATTATACCACAATGATGTAACGGCAAATAACTCGGATCAGATATCGGAATCCATTTAATAAACGCGCCGTGTTTTAAATCATTAATTTCGTCAATGTATCTATATTCTTTTAATTTTTTTAAGTAGTCTAAAGTAGTTTGTTTTTGTAAATGTAGTTCTTGTAAAATTTGTAGATTTAGCTCCCCAATTTTTTTTGTAGTAAGATTAATTATGCTTTCATTTTCTTCATTGTCTAAGGCATTCATTAAATTATTCATGGCTATGTTATTTAATTCCATTTATGTAATAATATAAAATAAAAAATTATGTTAAAGCTTATTTTATATAACAATTATGACATTCCGAGATTTATTTGTAAATTTATATACAAAATTTATTTACTTTTTTAGATGTTTTGATCCTAACAGAAAACCAGCGTATCAATGCGAGGAAGAGAAAGAGGAGTTAGTAGGGACTAAAAGATAAATAGGGGGCGTTTATCCCCGTATTAATAAGAGGAATCGCTGTGTTAATAAGGGGGCGTACGGGGGAAATCCCCCGTATTAATAAGGGGGCGTTTAATCCCCCGTAGTAACTACCATCCAAATGCCCCACCAAATGCCCCCATTCCACCATCATTAGCTGCTATAGGTTCATCGTTACCAAAATTTTCGGTACCAGGGCTAGAAGCACCAACCAAAGGAGTAGGATTTTGTTGATACATTTGATTAAAATCGGGTGATTGTTGTGTTGTTTGAGAAGAAGGCAATGAGTTAATAGATGTTGAGCCCATGGATTGACTCGTAGATTGGTTCTGCGAAATCGGTTGCGATACCTTTACGCTTCCTTGACCCTTCTTACCTTTCTTGGTGTCCTTGGGTCCCTCCCAAAGATCTATTAGTCGTTCAACTAATATGGACACCTTTTCTCCAAGTTTTGTTTGGAGACTTAATATGATAACTAACATTGCTAAAATAATGTTTGTAATGCTAAAATCTACATACTTTTCTCCACTATATGGCGGAACAAATGTTATTATTCTATGAATTATTAACATTATTAAAAACATAGCAATAATTTGCGCTAAAACTTCAGCAGTTATTTCTACAGATCCTTTTTCGTCGTCTGCTTCAGGAACAAAACGCTGCATTAATTTATTTAATATTACTACTGGAATAAGAGCTAAAACAGCATATTGAACAATATTCAACATTTCTGCTTTAGATTGTTCATCAAAATTAAATACATGTTTAAAAAATCCTGGTTTACCGTGGCTTGTTTTTGATAATTCATCTAAACTTTCCATATACTCTATAGGGTATATTTAGAAATTAAAATACATATTTGTTAAACAATTTAGATATAGTTTATTATTCTAAATATTAAATTTTATCCTATTGTAAAGAATTATTCAATATGGTTTCTTAATTATTAAAAATGTATTATATTGCGTTAATAATTTAGAAACAAATTGTATATAAATTATATTATGAGTGCAAACCGATCAGTACAAGCAGCACAACGACGAAGAGCAGGTCCTCAAGAGGGCGGTATGCCTGGAACTAAAGGACCTCAACCATCTATTAATTCGGCCCAATTGTTCGCTAATCAAGCTAGACCCGGATCAGGACCAAATATGCCAACTGGGCGTTTAGCAGGTCAGCAAGCTGCTATGCAACAAAAACAAATGCAACAACCACAACAACATCAACAGCAACCTGAAGGCATTTCCGGTGTTAGTAAAATGACTATTGCCCAAGCAATTACGTTAATTACTTTAAGATTAGGAGCAGTTGAAACTAAAATGATGGCTTTAGAACACGAATCTCCACAAGGAACAGGAACATCATTTGATGGCCAAGAAAATATGGTTTTAATCGACAAAAATGTTATTCAGTCAATTGTTAGTAGACTAGAATCTCTTGAAAAACGCTCGACTACTAGTACTGGATCTTCTGTTTCTGGACCAGAAGTTGCCTTATTAAAACAACAATTTGAAACTGTAAAACAAGCAGTTATCCAAACTAAAGGAGCTACGGTTACAATGAAAACACAAGTTGACAGTTTAAAGAATGAATTAATTGAAACAAGAGAATTATTGAGTGCTTTACAGAACTTGACAATGGAAAATAGTCAAAAATTGATGGGGTTTGACTTTCAAAATATGGATGGATTTTCTGATCAATTATTAGGCGAAAATATTTTTTTAGACGGTCATGCTTTAGAAGGTAATGATTTAGAAGGTAATGCTTTAGCAAACGGTCTTACTTTAAATGGTCATACTTTAAACGGTCTTACTTTAGACGGTCATGCTTTAGACGGATCTGGGTTTTCTGAAATTCAAGATTCTACTTTACTAAAAGAAATAGTAGGAACAGGGTTAAAAGAAATGGTAGGAACTAGCTTAAAAAAATTAATTGAAAGCGAGATTAATGCCGAGCTATAATTATACTTTTAAGAAAAGTATAGCAAATATACTTTTAAGAAAAGTATAGCAAATATACTTTTAAGAAAAGTATAGCAAATATACTTTTAAGAAAAGTATAGCAAAAGTTATAACGAAGTAAAAGAAAAACAAAACAAATATTAAAACATATTAAACACATTAATACAATTAACATATTAATGCGTTTAACAATAGATAATAAATCAAAACAAGAAGTATTTGTAGCTATTTTCCAGCTGCTTAAAAATTGGAGTTCTTATATTAATATGCATTTCGAAACAGATAGATTATATATCCAGTCTATGGATAAATCGCACATTTGTCTTGCCGATATTGAAATAAAAAGTAAATGGTTTTCAACTTATGATTGTGCCGATGACAAAAAATTATCTGTCGATTCAAATCATTTCGCTATTTTAATGAATTATGCTCTAAAACACGATATTATTGAATTGAAATTTGAAGATGAAGTAGATCCTGATAAATTATATGTAAATTTTTTGAATGATAAAGAAAAAGCGAAAGTATCAGTATCAGAAAAAGAAAAGGAAAAAGAGAAAGAAAAGAAAGGCACATTTGATCATTTCTTTGAACTCAACTTAATAGAAGTCGAAGAAGAGAGTTTAGGAATTCCTGACGTGGAATATGATGTAGATTTAATCATCGAATCTAAAAAATGGGTTGAGGTATTATCTGAACTTAACACATTTGGCCAAGATCTAAATATTATTTGTAATGAAGACAAAATTGAATTAATTGCTAGTGGCGAGTCGACAAAGCTAAAAGTAAATATTCCGACGGATGATTTAAATGAATATGCTATTGCTGAAGGCGAAGAATTAAATATATCATTTAGTTTAAGTCATCTTTGTAAAATGTGTTGTTCGTCGAAATTGGGTGCGACCATAAATGTGTCTTTAAGTGGGGAATATCCTATGTCGCTTAAATATGACTTAGGAGATGATAGTAAAGTAGTATTTTTTATAGCTCCAAAAATTAAAGAGTAGCGAGTAATTTTCTTTAAGTAAATCCATCTTTGAAAAGATGGAGTCAAACTATTTATTAATAAAATTGAATTAAATTTCTTAATAACTAACAAACGATAACCTTATAACAATGAATACAGAATTGCCAATGTGCTTACTGGATTGGATTGATAAAGATAAACTTGATTGGACCCAGTTGTCACGGAATCCGTGTGCAATCAAATTATTAAAAGAAAACCCTTTGCAAATTGATTGGGCTAATTTGTCAGCAAACTTGTCCCTTGACGCAATAGCGTTATTAAAAGAAAATCCTTTGAAAATTAATTGGGATAATTTGTCATCTAATCCGTGTGCAATCGCGTTATTAAAAGAAAATCCTAATAAAATTGATTGGTATTATTTGTCCCAAAATCCGTGTGCAATCACGTTATTAAAAGAAAATCCTGATAAAATTAATTGGTATTATTTGTCATGGAATCCGTGTGCAGAAGCTATAGAATTATTACAAGAATATCCTAATAAAATTGATTGGTCTAAATTATCATCTAATCCAAATGCTATTGATTTATTAGAAGACAATTTAGATGAAATAGACTGGTCTAGTTTGTCATGGAATCCAAATGCTATTGATTTATTAGAAGACAATTTAGATAAAATTTATTGGTATGCTTTGTCATCTAATCCGTGTGCAATTGCGTTATTAAAAGCAAATCCTTTGAAAATTGATTGGTGGTGGTTGTCATCTAATCCAAACGCTATTGATTTATTAAAAGAAAATCCTTTGAAAATTGATTGGTGTCAATTTTCAGCTAATAAAAACGCAGAAGCAATAGCGTTATTAAAAGAAAATCCTTTGAAAATTAATTGGTATCATTTGTCTATAAATCCAAATATATTTACTTATGATTATGAAAAAATGAGAGAAAATATGTTGCTTTTTAAAGAAGATTTAATGAAAGACCGTTTTCATCCGCGTAATCTTCGCAAGTTCGGTAGTTGGGGGCACAGTGGTGGGATTGACGAAGAATAAAAAATTGAAATGAGTTTTATTCCAACTAACAAACGATAACATTATAACATTATAACAATGAATACAGAATTACCAATGTGCTTATTGGATTGGATTGATAAGGATAAAATTACTTGGGGAGGTTTATCACGCAATCCTAATGCTATTAAATTATTAAAAGAAAATCCTTTGCAAATTGATTGGTATCATTTGTTATATAACTCGTCACTTGGCGCAATCCAATTATTAAAAGAAAATCCTTTGCAAATAAATTGGTATCATTTGAATTTGTCAAACAATCCGTATACAATAGAGTTATTAAAAGCAAATCCTGATAAAATTAATTGGACTTATTTGTCATCTAATCCAAACGCAATCGCGTTATTAAAAGAAAATCCTAGTAAAATTAATTGGAGTCAGTTATCACAAAATCCTAATGCTATTGATTTATTAAAAAAATATCCATTTATGATTGATTGGTGTAATTTGTCTCAAAATCCAAACACAGAAGCTATAGCGTTATTAAAAGAAAATCCTTTGAAAATTAGTTGGCTTTGGTTGTCTAATAATCCAAACGCAGAAGCAATAGCGTTGTTAAAAGAAAATCCTTTGAAAATATATTGGTGGTTTTTGTCATCTAATCCAAGCGCAGTCGCGTTATTAAAAGCAAATCCTGATAAAATTAATTGGTCTCAGTTATCATCTAACTCGTCCCTTGACGCAATAGCGTTATTAAAAGAAAATCCTGATAAGATTCATTGGTTTGGTTTGTCTGGTAATCCAAGTATCTTCACTTATGATTATGAGAAAATGCGAGAGAATATGTTATTATTCAAAGAAGATTTAATGAAAGAACGATTTCATCCAAAAAACATTCAGAAATTTAGAGATTGGGGAATAGATGGATTTGAAGATTATGAAGATTATGAAGATGATGAATAAATCCATCTTTCTAAGGTTCTGGCGTTGCAAAAAGGTATAACGAAGTAAGAGTTAAACTATTTATTTTTTATTTAATAATAAAATTGAAATTATTTTTTCTACAAATAATAAATACATAAATTATAAAACTATTTTAACCCTTTGGAAAGAAAATAAACAATGAATACAGAATTACCTATGTGCTTACTGGATTGGATTGATAAAGATAAACTAGATTGGACCCAGTTGTCTCAAAACGTTAACGCTATACAAATGTTAAAAGAAAATCCTTTGCAAATAAATTGGTCTAATTTGTCCGAAAATTCAAACGCTGTCGCGTTATTAAAAGCAAATCCTTTGCAAATTGATTGGGATTCTTTGTCATCTAATCCGTGTGCTATTGCGTTATTAAAAGAAAATCCTTTGAAAATTGATTGGGAACAGTTGTCATTAAATCCGTGTGCAGAAGCTATAGCGTTATTAAGAGAAAATCCTGATAAAATTAATTGGTATCTGTTGTCCCAAAATCCGTGTGCAGAAGCTATAGCGTTATTAAAAGAAAATCCTTTGCAAATTGATTGGGCAATGTTGTCTCGAAATCCAAATGCTGTCGCGTTATTAAAAGAAAATCCTTTGAAAATTAATTGGTATTGGTTGTCATCTAACTCGTCCCTTGACGCTATTGTGTTATTAAAAGAAAATCGTGATAAAATTAATTGGGCAATGTTGTCTCGAAATCCAAATGCAGTCGCGTTATTAAAAGAACATCCAGATAAAATTGATTGGACTATGTTGTCATTAAATCCAAACGCTATCGCGTTATTAAAAGAAAATCCTTTGCAAATTAATTGGTATAATTTGTCTCGAAATAAAAACACAGAAGCTATAGCGTTATTAAAAGAAAATCCTAATAAAATATATTGGGCTGGTTTGTCATCTAATCCAAGTATATTTACCTATGATTATGAGAAGATGCGGGAAAATATGTTGTTATTCAAGGAAGATTTAATGAAGGAACGCTTTCATCCGCGTAATTTACGCAAGTTTGGATTATGGGGACACAATGGTGGGATTGACGAAGAAGATGATGAATAAATCCATCTTTGAAAAGATGGAGTCAAACTATTTATTTTTTATTATTTAAAAAATTGAATTAAAATTCTCTCCAATCCCATTTAGTAAAACAAAAATAAAACAATGAACATTAAAGGAGATAACCTAGAATTACCAATGTGCTTACTGGATTGGATTGATAAAGATAAAATAGATTGGACTCAGTTGTCTCAAAACGTTAACGCTATAGCGTTATTAAAAGACCATCCTGATAAAATTAATTGGATTAATTTGTCATCTAATCCGTGTGCAGAAGCTATCGCGTTATTAAAAGAACATCCTGATAAAATTAATTGGGAGGAATTGTCCCTAAATCCAAACGCTATTGCGTTATTAAAAGAAAATCCTGATGAAATTGATTGGTTTTGGTTGTCATTAAATCCAAATGCTATTGAATTATTAAAAAAAAATCCTAAAAAAATTGATTGGATTAGTTTATCATCTAATCCAAACGCTGTCGCGTTATTAAAAAAAAATCATAATAAAATTAATTGGATTAGATTATCATCTAATCCAAACGCAGTCGCGTTATTAAAAAAAAATCCTGATAAAATTAATTGGTCTGGTTTGTCATCTAATCGAAACGCAGAAGCTATTGTATTATTAAAAGAAAATCCTGATAAAATTAATTGGTTTAATTTGTCTCAAAATCCAACTGCTGAAGCTATAGATTTATTAAAAGAAAATCCTTTGCAAATTGATTGGTTTAATTTGTCATCTAATCCAAATGCTATTGAATTATTAAAAGAAAATCCTTTAAAAATTAATTGGTTTAATTTGTCATCTAATCCAAATGCTATTGAATTATTAAAAGAAAATCCTTTAAAAATTAATTGGACTAACTTGTCCGAAAATCCGTGTGCAGAAGCTATAGCGTTATTAAAAGAAAATCCTTTGAAAATTGATTGGACACAGTTGTCTAAAAATCCAAGTATATTTACATATGATTATGAGAAGATGCGAGAAAATATGTTGTTATTCAAAGAAGATTTAATGAAGGAACGCTTTCATCCGCGTAATTTACGCAAGTTTGGATTATGGGGACATAATGGTGGCATTGAAGACGATGAGGAATAAAATCATTCTTATTAATTATTTTTTATTAAAAAAAATTGAAATGAATTTTTATACAAATAATAAATACATAAATTATAAAACTACTTAAAGAAACTAAACTCATTAATAATGAACCTAGAATTACCTATGTGCTTACTGGATTGGATTGATAAAGATAAAATTAATTGGGATTATTTGTCATCTAACACAAACGCTATCGCGTTATTAAAAGACCATCCAGATAAAATTAATTGGAATCAGTTGTCATCTAACCCAAACGCTATCGCGTTATTAAAAGAACATTCTTTAAAAAATAATTGGTCTTGTTTGTCATCTAACCCAACTGCTGAAGCTATCGCGTTATTAAAAAAACACCCAGATAAAATTAATTGGATTAGATTATCATCTAATCCAAACGCAATTGCGTTATTAAAAGAAAATCCTTTAAAAATTAATTGGTCTGGTTTGTCATCTAATCCAAACGCTATCCAATTATTAAAAGAATATCCTGATAAAATTGATTGGTATTATTTGTCACGAAATCCAAACGCTGTCGCGTTATTAAAAGAAAATCCTGATAAAATTATTTGGTATTGTTTGTGCCAAAATCCAAACGCAGTCGCGTTATTAAAAGAAAATCCTGATAAAATTTATTGGACTTATTTGTCATCAAACTCGTCCCTTGACGCAATAGCTTTATTAAAAGAAAATCCTGATAAAATTAATTGGTATTATTTGTCATCTAATTCAAACGCAGAAGCTATGTCGTTATTAAAAGAACATCCTGATAAAATTAATTGGATTTGTTTGTCTCTAAATCCAAGTATCTTCACCTATGATTATGATAAGATGAGAGAGAATATGTTGTTATTCAAAGAAGATTTAATGAAGGAACGCTTTCATCCGCGTAATTTACGCAAGTTTGGATTATGGGGTCATAATGGCGGGATTGATGACGATGAGGAATCAATATATTGTAAAAAAGAACTTAAAGACGAATAATATATTATAAAAAAGAACTTAAAGACGAATAATATATTATAAAAAAGAACTTAAAGAAGAATAATATATTATAAAAAAGAACTTAAAGACGAATAATATATTGTAAAAAAGAACTTAAAGACGAATAATATATTGTAAAGAAGAATAATATATTGTAAAAAAGCACTTAAAGACGAATAATATATTGTATTCGTTATAAAAAACAAAATAAATTATTATTTTTTAATAAATATGATTAAAATAATAATAGCAATGTTTGTATTTTGTATTATACTTTTCTTTTATTTACATATACAATTTCATTTAAAAACAAGCGATGATTTAGAAATATATGAGATAGATCAGGCATCAAAAGATAAAATGGAAGAGATATGTGATTTAAGGCAACCAGTTTTATTTGATTTGCCTTCAATAGAAGATGTTGACAAAATTATTAATACAACTAACAAACAATTTTTATTAGATAATTATCCTGTATTTGAACTCAAAATTAGAGATACAACTGACAGCAATTTGGAGTCAGATATATGTGTGCCATTGCCCCTACACGTTGCCACAAAATTGTTTGCTGAGGATACAAAAGCTACCTACTTTAGCGAAGGCAATATGGACTTTTTACAAGAAACTGGGGCTATCAAAAATATGTCATATAATGATGAATTCTTAAGACCATCATTGGTCTCAAATTGTTATTATGATGTTTTAATGGGGTCTGACAATGTGGAAACACCGTTTATATATGATTTGAATTATCGTAATTTTTATATGGTAACACAAGGGTCTATTAAAATAAAATTATCCCCTCCTAAAAGTAGCAAATACTTATATCCTATTAATGATTACGAAAATTTAGAATTCAAATCTCCTGTTAATCCTTGGACAACGCAGCCGAAATATAGAGCCGATTTTGATAAAATTAAGTGTCTTGAAATTGTATTAGTGCCTGGACGTTTTTTATATATTCCAGCATATTGGTGGTATACATTTAAATTCGCGGAAAATACTAGTGTTAGTTGCTTCAAATACAGAACATATATGAATAACATTGCTATAAGTCCGAAAATATTTATGTATGCTTTACAAAATCAAAATGTGGAACGCAAAATAGCCAAACAAATCGATATAAAACATTTACAAAAGAAAAAGGAAGAACATAATGGATCTACTTCGATTGACCAACTAACAAATATTGAAGATATTCAAAATGTTGGAGAAAGAGAAATCCCAGAAATTTTAATTCCAAAAGACGAACCCGAACCGATGCCACAAATGGATTATAAAGATACGTTTATTAATAACGACAATATTTCGTTGATTATCGAAGAGAAATCTTTAAATGCCCTACATATGCCTACATAAATCACATATTTAGAATTAATCTATTTGGATTAGACCCTACATCATGTAGGGCGATATGATGTAGGGCGACAATATTTGGGCGACATAGTGTCTTTTAAAACAGCTTAAAGATTTGACACCATATTATGGTAACATTATGACGCTTTACAAAATATATATTGATAACCGGAACTATGGTTCATGGACTACATTTAATTCCACTACTTTGGAGCCCGTTATTTTATCCGACTTTGATCCTACTCAGCATAAATTGTTTACGAATGATATTTTCACTTTTTATAAAGATACAAAAGAAAATAAAGATACTGTAGTAACAATTATTCATTCTTCTATGCGCACCAATGAGCATATACCAGCTGTTCTTATTATCGACGAGAATAAAACATATGGTCGTGAAAATAAACCCAACGGAAGACTTATGTATAAATGTATTCCTGACGATACACGTATTCCTATTTTTCTAGTGCCTTATGAAATTAAGAAATTGGGCTTTTCTAAGGTTTTATCCAATCTTTATGTCACCATTCGTTACAAAGAATGGACTAACAAACATCCTCACGCTAATTTGTCTCAAACTATTGGCCCTGTTGATATTCTTGACAACTATTATGAATATCAACTTTATTGTAAAAGTCTCAATACGTCTATACAAAAATTCAACAAAGCAACTACCAATGCTGTCAAAGAAAAAGCAGAAGCACACGACTCCTTTATTACCAGTGTTTGCAAGAAATACCCCCTAATTGAAGATCGTAGTGCATGGAAAACATTCACTATTGACCCAGCAACAAGTCTTGATTATGATGATGGTTTCAGCATAAAGAAACTAGATCATGGGAAAACCTTGTTAAGTATTTATATTGCCAATGTCACTATTTGGATGGATTCCCTAAATCTTTGGTCTTCCTTTTCCCAACGCATCTCCACTATTTATCTACCTGATCACAAAAGACCGATGCTTCCTACTATTTTATCCGACTGCTTATGCTCTCTTCAACAAAACAATAGGCGATTTGCTTTTTCCATTGATATTCTTTTAGACGACGATTCTAATATTTTATCCATTAAATATGCTAACTGTCTTATTAAAGTATTCAAGAATTTTGCTTACGAAGAATCTTCTCTTTTCTTAGATACCGATTACACTTATCTTTTGGAAACGTGTCAACGCATGTCTTCTAAATATAAATACATTAATAGTGTTCGTAACAGTCACGAAGTTGTATGCTATTTAATGATTTTTATGAATTATCATTGTGCTCAAGATCTACTTAAATTCAATAATGGAATATTTAGAAGTACCATTGTTAACAAAGATTCATTAGTTAATTCATCGGTTAATTCTTTAGTCGATTCTTTACCTGAAGAAGTTAACAAGTTTATTAAAATATGGAATAGCTCTTCCGGACAATATATTGATCTTCAAGCAATTGCCGATAAACAACTTATTAGACACGACCTACTTGAATTGGATGCTTATATTCATATTACTTCTCCCATACGTCGTTTAGTTGATCTACTTAATATGATTAAATTTCAGCAAAATCATGGATTAATTTCTCTTTCCGCAGATGCGTCTCAGTTTTATGACAAATGGCTCAAAGAAATTGATTATATAAATATTACTATGCGTTCAATCCGAAAAGTTCAAAATGACTGTAATCTACTTGATTTATGCTATAATGATCCGAAAACACTTGAAAAAACATATGATGGGTTTTGCTTTGATAAACTTGCTAAAAATGATGGTCTATATCAATTTATGGTGTTTTTACCCGAACTTCGGTTATCGTCTAGAATTACGGTAAGAGATAATCTTGAGAATTATGATAAAAAACAATTCAAACTATTTATATTTAATAATGAAGAAAAATTTAAACGAAAAATCAGATTACAATTACTATAATATATAAAATTGAATTGTAAAATAATTATAAGATAATAGCATATACCAATGGAAAATGAGAATAACTCTTATACTAATACTTGTACGAATCCTTGTACTAATACTTGTACTAATACTTGTACTGGTGCGACGACAGAAAACGGAACAGCAACAACAACATCTAATACACATAAAGACGTTAGAACAAATAAAGACGATACAACAATTATAGATGGAAAAAAAGAATCTTTGGCCTCAGTAATGAAAGATTTAGAACAAAAGGTGAATCCTAAATCTGTAGAAGAAAGTATTAATATGTTGGCCACAGCGATTTCCACTAAAGATAATTCAATTATATTTAATCCTTTACAAGCCGGAGCAAAGGAATTTGAAGAAAGAGTTGGCAGACCGATGACTTACTCAGAAATGAGAGAAATGTGGGGTTAAAATAAAAAAAATAAATAATATTTATATATGTTATATGGCTACAAAATATGTAAAACAGTCCAGAAAAAGGACACGAAAATCTTCTACAAGAAGAAAGAATAGGAATAAGAGTAGGCAGAATAGGAGTCGACAGAATATGAGTCGACGCAATAAATATTTTAAAGGTGGATGAGGGTTACCAATTCCATCATACGATAGCAAAAAAACAAACAATTTTTTAATGATGGGTGGATGAGGTTCTCCAATTAATTCATTTTAAAAATATGTGCTTTTTTAATTTTTGAATGACGCTTCCAAACACAAATATAAATACTTATTTAGAGTTTGTTAGTTGAAAATAAAATTATACTATTTATTAAATATTATAATTATGAATATTATCATTTTTCAATGACAGTTTCCTTTGTAATATTCTTAATGATTTTATTATAGTTTTTGATAGTTTCTTCTTCTGTTAATCCATTCATAGAATTACTAACAATCTTTAAATACCGATCATTCTGTTTAGACGAGGAATCATTATATTCTGGATTAACCTTAGTCCATTCTTTAATCTGTTTCATATTTTTATGTGCTACGTGTTTAATCGCATTTGTTAGCAAACTTTTATCCCCATCTTCCTTGTTCCATTGATTCTTATCCTTAATATAAACAATTTCTCTTTTTGAATCAGCGCAGTGAATAGGTCTGTCTGATATGTTTATTTGTTTTAACCCATTAATGAATATTTTGGAAATACCTTCAGAGTATCCTAATCTCCCTGTTTCTTCCAAATCCTTGACACTTACTTGTAACTGATCAACAAATTCCATGATATTCATTGCGTCTTTACATGTTTCATTCAAGAAAAACTGAAGATTAAAATTGTTGCTAGTATTGTTGGTATTGTGACTATTATTAATGTTATTATTTCCAGAATTCTTTGCTAGTTCCATCATATGTTTATTCTGATCTATCATATATTTATTTTGTTCTATCATAAGTTGCTTAAACTCGGAATTTTCTTTCATAAGATAATCAACCAATTGTTGTTGTTTTGTTTGATCATTCAAATCCTCTTTACACTGAATAATACCACATTTCTTTTTATGTCTCCATAGTCCCGAATATTCTTTATATTTTTTATTACAATTAGAGCATATATGGTTTGATTTTGATTTGCTACATTTTTCTACATTTTCATTGACATTCATTGCTGATATGTGTTTAGCTGTCAATATATGTTTATCAAAATTAAATTTCTTCTCGGTAGTATAATCACAATGTATACAACAAAAATTATCGCTACACTTTGCTACTTTTTTTTTGCTTAACATTGCTATATATTGTAAAAAGATAATTATTTAAATTGTTTTTTTAAAAATATATATTATTTTTTCGCATCAGAGTATTTTCTAACATGTTATATTTTTTAGAGCATTATGGTCTAAAACCACTTTTCTAAAAACGGATTTTCAAAACTCTTTCCAGGTTTCTCATTTTGGACATTTATAAATGTCCATTTTTCAAAACCTAAAATACTTTTGGGAATTTATTTGTTAGATTATATATATATATTAATTTGAAACATACTTAAAGACTCTTTAAGCCTTTTTATAAGTTATAAATATATAATCCAACAAATTTCATGATAGTCATTGCGTCTTTACATGTTTCACTCAAAAAAAACCGAAGATTAAAATTATTGTTTTGTATTGTTATTATGATTACTCGCATTCTTAGCTAGTTCCATCATATATTTATTCTGATCTATCATAAGTTGTTTAAACTCAGAATTTTCTTTCATAAGATATTCAATTAATTGTTGGTGTTTGTCATTTGTATTTATTGTTAGTTTATCATCAATTAAATTAGTCAATACTATATTTTCCTGACAATTGTTTTTTTTCTTGTGAGCATAAAGGGTAGGCGAGTGTTTGTAAATTTTCCCACAAGCACACGTATATGTTTTTTGATTATTCAAGTGTGTAGGATTTTGTAGGATTTTATGTTTGTTAGTTAATAAATGTTTATTGTATTCGCTTAACTTACAACATTTATAATCACAACACTCGCAAATAAATTTAGGACAGAGATTTAAATTATTTATTATTGTCTGTTCATTGTTAGGGTTAATTTTCTTTTTATTATGTGAAATACAATTTATATGATTATTAAATTGTTTTGGACTACTACATTGTATATCACATTCAACACAAAAATATTTTGTTTTATCTATATATGGAGCACAACTATTTAAAGACGCATGTAATTCTTCGTAATGTATTTGTTCTTTAATTCTTGCTTCTGTTGAATTGTTACAATTATATTTGGCAATCTCAACCATACTCCAATTATCCCATCCTCCATTTTCTCTTATTGTTTTATAAATTTTCAAAACATTTTTAGACTCATTACTTAATACTTTATGTTGATATTTTCGTTGAATAAAATGTGTTGTATGTCCTACATATATATCCGTAATTGTAGCATCGTTACAATAAATTTTATAAATTATGGTATTAGAATAATCAATATTTTCTTTCGGCATTATTATATAATAAGATTGTATATTATATTTTGTGATGTTTTTATATTATTAATCACAAAATATCTTATTTATTAATGATAGTTTCCTTTATTACTGAAAAATAACCCAAATAATAAGTAATTGACTTATTATAATAAGTTTTTGATTTATGATGATACTATGCTAACAAAACTACTTAAAGAACTTTTTCTTCTTTTTCTTCTTTTTCTTTCACAAGTTATGAAGCCCTTTATAATATATATTATTTTTATAACTTGTAAAAAGGGGCTTAAAGAAGTTTTTGAATTTCTTTTATTTATTTTTGAAAAACAATCTTAGTAAAATATACGCACTTCCGATTACACTTAGCTGTTGACACAATGCTAATACTTTTGCTAAATCGCTTAAAGCAGTTACGTCTGGTAACCCAATACCAGATTGGATTGTTACCGCATAAAACAAATAATCAATATATGTTAACTCGTCGTTTGGACTCAATGGTTCAAAATTGTGCGGCGATATATGAGCATAAATAATTGAAAATATAATAATCATTGCCATATTAAATAAAAATGTTAATGTCACTATGTTTGTGCCCATTTATGTATAATATTGATATTTTATTTGTATAATATTGATATTTTATTTATATAATTTTTATATTTATACGTAAAGCGATTGATTCGTAGCAACAAATTTTAATGTTAGTTGTGGCACCTGTTTAAGAACAGATAAAAATTCTAAATCACCCAGCAATTCGGCTACCTTTTCCATTTCTGATGTAATATTATTGATCTTCAAGATTGCTTTTATAAATTCTCCTAAAAATATTTCCTTGTTTTCCCCTATTTCATTCAATAATATTTTACAATCCACATCATTTTCTGTTTCACACCATTTAATAGAATAATCAATTAGATCAAAATGTATACTATAATCAATTCCTGTATCTATTTGATTTTTTAATTCTAAATCTAATTGCTTTTGATACATATCGTTTATTTCTGTAACGCAATCATTGACCTTAATATAATCCGATCTAGGCAATAGATAACGTTTATCTTCTGGTACAGAAATATTTGTAAAACAACTGAGAATACCAACAATCTCTTTGGCTCCAAATTGTTTAAATTTACCAGAATGTATTAATTCCGCAAAAATAAGACAATGAACCTCTCTTAAATTAGTTGCAATATGGCCTTTTAATGATAATACGGGGTTCTCACATTTTAATCCTTCTTCTACGGGGGTTTGGATACCTAATCCCCGTACGCCCCATTTAATTCCGTTTTCTACAGGGTTTAAGCCCCCTTCTTTTAATTCTTTTCTAATGAAATAATTATCTCTTAACATTTTAATAACCTTACCAACATTTGTTTCCAATGTGGTTTCCGTAGCTAATAATTCATCGTTTAATTTTGTTAGCATATCTTTCTTTAAATTATAATTTGATACAATCTCAATATCCTTTTCTACCGTTTTCCAAGTATCTGTAATTTGCTGTATATTTCTATCAATTTCCTTTCTTTTCTTATTAACACTAGTAATACGTGCGTGTTGTAAATCAATATATTTGGTAACCGTTTCAATTGGTGTTTTACAATTGTCCAAAATTAATGACATATTATCTATTTCGCTTTGTAATTTACGAATGGAATCATTTTGCCCCTCCATTGTTTTATCAATATCATTTTGAATCATACTTCGCTTAGCATACTTAGTATAATTGGTTTCGCCAATATCAATTAAATTTAAAAGAAGATTATATGAAATTTTGAATTTCGAAACAAGTGTTTGAGGTTTCCCTTTTAACATGGTTCTAAGCGTAGTTTGGTCAATATTCCTAAATAGATTTGTAAGATGGATGACGTGTCCAACTGTATCAATGCCTCTTCTTCCAGCACGTCCTGCCATTTGAGTATATTCGTGAGAATAAAACGGCCTTGAACCAGTTCCATCAAACTTATTCACATCCGTAAATATGACTGTTTTAGTCGGCATATTAATTCCAACAGCAAATGTTTCTGTCGCAAATAGTAGTTTAATATACCCTTTGCTGAATAACAATTCAACCATTTCTCTTAAAATAGGCATAATACCGGCGTGATGAATAGCAACTCCCTTTTCTAAAAGCGATACCATATTAACATATTCGGGGAGATTCAAATATTCTTGATAGTTAGGCAACTTTCTTATGATCTGCTCACATTCTCTGCGAATAGTATACGGCACTTTAGAATCGTCTTCTAACAAATTTGTAGTAATTTCTTTGGCGCATTGTTCAAGAGCTTTGCGACTAAGAACAAAACAAATAGCAGGCAACATATTATTTTCAACCATATATTTAGCTACAGTATTCAGAACATGTTGTCTCTTAACATATTGATTTTTGTCTTGAAATATTTTGAGTGTTTTGTGAATACGCATATAATTGATATCATTAAAATTGCCTTTAGAGTCTTGGACCACGTGAAGGGTATTTACGGTTTTCATAATTTCTTTTTCAAGTTCCTTATCTTTTATAATTTTGAATATACCTTGCGTACAAGTGATAAATGAATAATGCGTTAATGGAATAACTCGTTCGTATGTAGTAGTTAGATAGACAATTTTATTTACAGGTGCTAATGCTTCTAATGCTACGCTTTCTAATGCTACACTTTCTAATGCTACGCTTTGTAATGCTACGCTTTGTAATGCTACGCTTTGGTCCTTTGTTTGTCCGCGGTTTTCACACCATAAAGCAAATTTTTCTGGAGAATCAAGAGTAGCAGAAAGCATCACCATTTGAACGTGATGAGGAAGCATCATAATTGTTTCTTCCCAAACTCTGCCTCTGTCTTGATCATTAATATAATGAATTTCGTCAAAAACAACACATGCTAATTCATTTTCGAAATCCATTTCAAACATAGTTGAATTTATATTTGTATTAACTTTTTCCTCGGTAAAAGTTTCTTTTCGGTTCTTAGCATAAAGAGTATTCATAAGAATTTCAGTAGTCATAATAAGAACATCTGCTTCGGGATTGGTTTTAATATCTCCAGTAAGAATTCCAAAAGAAATATGTGGAAATTTGTGTGTAAATTCATAAAATTTCTGATTAGAAAGCGCCTTGATTGGAGATGTGTAAATAACCTTTTTTCCTTTCTTGGCAAAATGTTCTATCGTGAACTCAGCAGGCAGTGTTTTTCCTGAGCCTGTATGGGCAGTAACAAGAATATGATTGCCTTCGACAATGGATTCAATGGCGAATTTTTGAAAAGAACTCAGCAAAAATGGGTACTTTTCAAAATAGGGAGCATATTTTTCTTCACTTGAAGCAGGGTAAGCGTTTGGGCAAATTTTAACCATATTGATTATATATAATGTGAATTTCTCTTTAAGTAGTTTTAATATATATATCGGTGGTTTCTTTAAGTTGTTTTGATATAATATATATCGGTGGTTTCTTTAAGTAGTTTTGATATATAATATAAGCATTTCTTTAAGTAGTTTTAATATATAATATAAGCATTTCTTTAAGTAGTTTTAATATAGTATTTAAACGTCGCATTTTTGTTCCTTACCATATGTTATCTTATCATTTTCTTCTTTATAACAACTAGTAAATTTTTCTTCAGAAATATCAAAATTTAGATTTTCATCAAAATGATATATTGTTTTATAATTATTTGTATCCCAATATGGCAATTCTGATGTTCCCTTTGGATTTTTAAATGTATAATTATCTAATCCTTTTAGCTTTGCTCCAATAGTAATAATATCTTTTAATAAAGTCTGAGTACAATTATGTTCCCAACAAAATAAAACGGTCTTTCCGCTAAAGAAAGGATTTGTAAATACATTTGTTATTGCGACCGACGTATCATTTTGCTCTCCATAAATAAATAATGGAATACTTAATAACCAAGATGTAAATAACACAGTTTCTTGTTGGTGCATACTTGAATAATTGTTAGTTGTTATAATACTATGAATACCAAATCCTTTTTTATTTAAGTCTGATATTAAAGTTGGGATATATGTGGAACGCAATATCCCATTACAATCCAAAGCAAACTTTGATTTTATCTTTTCACCATGTCTAATTATAAAAATATTTGCCGGACCTTTTGACTTAAAAAAGTAATCGCTGATTTTTGTATTATGAGACAACAAATGATTATGGTCTCTCGTTTTTTTGTGATCGTCATGTAATTTATACATATCGTTTTGCGATTTAGCAACTGGACACCCTTTAGAGTCACACTTTTTATTATTTATTTTGTGTTCAAATCCTTCATTTATAAACCCTTTTAGTACAAATACTATTGCGATTATTACCAAAATAACCAAAATTGCCAGTTTTATATTTTTATTCATTTATATTATTAAAGTATATTTTAATAATCTATTTATAAATCTATTTATAGATATAATAATCTATTTATAGATATTATACTTAATAATATAATGCTTGTACAAAAGTATAAAATTATTGAAAAAATTAAGGAGGGTTCGTTTGGTTCGATTTTTAAGGGCGAAAATTCCAGAACTAAGGAACTAATTGCCATTAAATTTGAACCAAAAGATATAGACAAAAAAACATTAAAAAATGAAGCCAAAATTTATCATTATTTCGGTAAACTTGACGGATTTCCTCAACTAAAATGGTTTGGGACAAACGACACTCATAATTATTTAGTTATTGATTTATTAGGGCATTCGTTGACAGAAATGATACACCATTATAAGGCTTTTAGTCTAAAAAATGTATTACTGTTTGGTATACAAATAATTAAAAGAGTACAAGTGCTCCATGAAAAGTTCTTATTACATAGAGATATTAAACCTGATAATTTTCTATTTGGATTAGGCAATACAACTAACAAACTTCATCTAATTGATTTCGGTATTTCAAAAAGATATGATTTCGATGGAATACATATTTCCGAATCTACCATCCATAATTTAATCGGAACACCTAATTTTGTTAGTTTAAATGTTCATAATGGTATAGAACCTAGTAGACGAGATGACCTAGAATCTTGTATATATATTATTGTTTATATGTTGTTTGGGAAATTAGAATGGTTTGACAAACAAAATATTGACGATATTTATTTTTTTAAAACTAAATTACATACAGTTAATGATGTGCCGCCTTTTATTAAAAATATGTTATCTTATGTCCGCGGATTAACATTTAATGAAACTCCTGATTATAGTTATATTATTAATTTAATGACTTCGGAATGATGATATTATTTTGATTAGTATTTTGATTAGTATTTTGATTAGTATTTTGATTAGTATTTTGATTAGTATTTTGATTAGTATTTTGATTAGTAAAAGGATATAAAGACACATCATATATTATACTATCAATGTCAACAGAGAGATTTACGGGTCGTGTAAAGTGGTTTAATAATAAGGCGGGGTATGGGTTTATTACTGTAACTGATGGACCTAAGTCAGGCACTGATGTATTTGTTCATCACAGCGCCATTAAGGTGGATTCCGAACAATACAAGTATTTGGTTCAGGGCGAGTATATTGAGTTTAGTTTGTCTGATACAAAGACGGATACTCATCAGTTTCAAGCTGGCGAAGTTAGCGGAATCAATGGAGGTAAGTTAATGTGTGAGACTAGACGCGACTCTAGATCTTCTAGAACTCAATATCAGGATTCTTCTGATTCTTTGCCTGTAGAACCTGTAAAAATGCCTAGATCTGTTGCTGCGCCGAGACCGGTTACTGCTCCGAGACCTGCTGCTGCGCCTAGACAAGCAAACGATTCTGTTAAAGGAGGTGAATGGACTTATGTAGCCAAGGATTCAACTACTCAAAATAGTTCTGCTGGGCGAGGACAAGGTAGGGGTTCTACAGGTAGAGGCCAAGGTTCAGGTAGAGGTTCTTCAGGTAGGGGTTCTTCAGGTAGGGGTTCTTCAGGTAGGGGCCAAGGTTCTTCAGGTAGGGGCCAAGGTTCTTCATCCCTTTAAAATGTAAACGGATTTTAGTTTAATAAATATTTATTCATTATTAATAATTATTTATCACATATTTATCAAATACTTATTTATTTTGTTATACTTTTTGCTATACTTTTTGCTATACTTTTCTTAAAAGTATAAATTTTGCTATACTTTTCTTTACTACGTTAAATACTACGTTATAAAAAAGTATAAATTTTGCTATATTTTTCTTTACTACGTTAAATACTACGTTATAAAAATTATAAATTTTGCTATACTTTTTGTTATACTTTTCTTTACTACGTTATAAAAAGTATGTATAAAAAAAACAATTTAAACCTATGCTACAAATATGTAGTATAGAATGAACGAAGATCAACTTACCTCATCAGATTCCCTGAACACTATTTTGGAACAATTCAATACAATTACCGACAGTCTAACATTGTTTAAGATGCAAATAAGTACACTTCAACAACACGTTAAAAATGTAGAGAAAACAGTTAAGAAGGAATTAAAACAAAAGGATAAAAAGAAGGATAAACCCAAAAATAAAAGGGCTCCGTCTGGATTTGCCAAACCAACTAAAGTAACTAAGGAATTATGTGAATTTATGGACAAACCCGAGGGGTCTGAAATAGCTAGAACTGAAGTAACCAAAGCATTAGTTATATATATTAAGAACAACAATCTTTTAGAACAAGGAGAAGATTTAAAAAATAAAATAGTTCCTGATCAGAAATTACAGAATCTTTTGGGAATTAAAAGTGATGAATTACTTGGCCTTACGTATTTCAGCATTCAAAAATATATGAATAAACATTTTTATTCTAATAAAACAGCTGTTCAGATTAGTAACTTGGTTGTACAAGGTTAATAAATTATAAGTTTATTTAAATAATTATTTATATGTAAATAAACTATGGCAGAATTAATTACAAATGAAACAGAAATAGTTACTAAGGAACAAGAAATAACAAATACTATTACAGAAATAGTTACAACTAACAAAAATGTATTTGATTTTATAAAGGAACCAGAAAAATTAAAAATATTAATTAAAGTTAATGAATTATTACACATTAATAACTCTCTACGAAAACGATTGATATTTGTTTATTCTGCCCCAAAGGTAGGGTCTACATCTATTGTTAGTTCGTTGAGAATTTTCGGATTGGAAAAGGTGGATATTATTCATATACACGACGAAGAAATGTTGGAAGTATTGGGACATATTACAGGCATAACAATAAACGAATTGATATTATTTAATAAATACTTAGGATCCGATGTTTATGTTATAAATATATATAGGAGCCCATTAGAACGGAAAATTTCGTCTTTTTTTGAGAAAATTGGTTCTTATCATTTTAACACAACTGATCAAAATGTTAACAAATATAATTTAGACAAAATCATCAACCGATTTAATAATATTTTTCCATATCTTGATACGAGTGATCATTTTATAGATAAATACAATATTGTAATTCCTGAACATTTTGACTATAATAAAAAATATTTGTTAGTTAAAGAGAATAATATTACGTATATAACTTTACGTTTAAAGGATTCGTCTTGTTGGGGCACTATACTTACCAATATTTTCGGATTTGATATCCGTATTGTTAAAGATTACGAAAGCACTAACAAACCCATTAAGGATATTTATAATTTATTTAAAAAAAATTATAAAATACCTATCAATTTTCTTGATGACATAAAAAATTGTAAATACTTAAATTATTATTATTCTGCGGATGAATTGAAAACTTATTACAATGAATGGTTCAATAAAAGAACCAGTGTAAAAACTAGTTATACGCCAGATCAATATAAAGTATATAATGAGATTACATTAGAAAATACAAGATTCGATAGTATTCAGGCAGACCATTATATGGATGAAGGATGTAGATGTAAAGCGTGTTCTTTGAAAAGATTAGAAATATCTTCTAAATTAATAAGAGGCATTTCGGTTAATGAAAAAATACTTCACACAGAAGCGAAAACCGAATTAATTCAAAAAAGAGTTGAACGCGCAAATAAAATTAATGAAATTATTAGAAATACACCACAGCAAGTTAGGGGTAAAGATTTTAGACACGAAATGATAAATGTTGTAAGAGGTAAACGGTAATAAAAGTATTATAATTATTATAATTATTAAAATTATAATAATTTGATTGGTAATTTACTTTTTATCCCTTTATTTCTTCTGTTTTTTTTTGTTTTCCATCTACAATTTATGTGTAGAAAAGATTATTATAGAGTCAACTTTTTTATAAAAAAAATATTTTAATTAATTATTACAATACTTGTTGATACGGATATATATTTTGACTCTATAAATAATCTTTTTTTTAAACATGGATACGATACGATAAAATGTTTGACTCTATAAATAATCTTTTTTTTAAACATGGATACGATACGATAAAATGTTTGATTCTATAAATAATCTTTTTTTCAAAGATGGATACGATACGTATATCTATTTATTTTTACATCGCCTCTAATTCTAAACCGTGTTCACGTCATTTTACAATTTATGTTAAAAACCCCACGTCCTTCTCTATAATCCTCGCCGATAAATGAGATACATCCTTGTTCCAAAGGCTTCAGTCTCGCTTCAACCAAGAAATCTTGTAAATGATCAATGTTGTCTTGTTTTTGTTGTAATTCCTTGTTAGTTGGTCCAATGTATTTATATATTGGAGTTCCAAACGTTAACGCTAAAGTAATAATTGTTCCCATATGTCTACCCGCAGTTCCGTCTTTGTTAACCACAATAGATATAATGAGGTCTTGCTTAATTTCTGTTATGACGCTCTTGACTCCGTCATATACGTAAGTGTCTCCGACGTGACACATATAGTTAAATGTGTAATAATCCTTAATTTTATAATAAAACAATGGGTTTTGAAGATCTGATTCTAAAGACATTTTATATTCACCTTTATAATAATAGTTGTAAAAGCTTATGCTGACGAATGGATGGGTTAATGATGCGTCTTACCATCTTGTAAAAAATAAATTCAATTTTTTCCATCTTTTTAACAAAGTAAGAGTCAAGAAAAATAAAAAAAGGTTTTATTAAATTATTACAATACAATACGCTAAAATGTTTAACTCCATTTTTTTTAAAAATGGATACGATACGCTAAAATGTTAAACATAATTTTTTTTAAAAATGGATACGATACGCAAAAATGTTAAATGGGTTTATAGTGAATGGGTAATGGGAACAATTCATATGAAGAATCGTCGATCCCATTACCGTAAGAAGTTCTATTAAAGTATTGCCAATAATATCCTTCAGGAGCTACCGCCAATTGTTTTATTCTTTTTCCATGAATATACCCTAATTGCACTTCTTCCTTGGTTATTTCCTTGTATTCAACCTTGTCAGGTCTTACAGACCGAAGACTGTAAGGCAAGTTGAAAATATCTATAACAACTTGATGTCCGTAAAATCCAAGTTCTCCGGCGTCAGGAAAATCGTGAGGATAACATGACCGTTTGGTAAGCCCCATGGTGATTAATTCGTCTGTTTTAACAATTTTTATTTGTGAGACTAAAGATGATGGGTGGTTAAGTTCAGGCGCTTTTTTTGGAATGGGTGTGATATATCCATTGTCCACGAGTTCCTTCACGCGTATCGCACGGTTTTTTAGGCGGATAACATCTTGGGCGTCAACTCTTGCTTTATGAATTTCGTAATTACTTACCCGTTTTGTCTTTTTTACAGGTGTCTCTACAACAGGAGGACTCTCTTCAATAGCCACTACTACCTTTGGTGTCATAGAACGAGTATTC